TAGAAATAAAGGTGCCTAATCCATAAATATGTCATATAGACCTTTGTACTTTCGGTATTTACACAATCTTTATCAAATAAATAAATTAAAACAGAAAACTAATTAATATGGCAGACAAAGTATTCGTATCTCCAGGTGTATATACATCAGAAAGAGATTTAAGTTTTGTAGCTCAAAGTGTTGGTGTAACTACATTAGGTATCGATGGTGAAACATTATCGGGTCCGGCCTTCGAACCGATATTCATTACTAATTTTGATGAATTTACCGCATATTTTGGAGGTACAAGCCCAACAAAATTTATAAATACGCAGATTCCTAAGTATGAAGCCGCTTATATAGCAAAGGCATACTTACAACAATCCAATCAACTTTTCGTAACTCGTATACTTGGTTTGTCAGGTTATGATGCTGGACCTGCTTGGTCTATATCATCAGTAGGTAACTTGAAAAAAGACAGTGTTACTGTTGACGGTACTGGTGGTCCTTACTTAGTAACTTTTAGTGGAACCTCAGGTACAAGTTCAAACACCGAAATCACAGATGCGACAGGATTACCAAGTTATATCGAGGATTATTTAACTTTACCATACACAACATTTAGTGGTGGAAAGTCTACTCTTGAAGATGATTTTAAGACAAACCTATATAAAGATATTGTAAATCCATCATCTTCAGGCACAAGTGCTTATATGTTCGGAACCGTTAGTGGAAGTACTTACGATTCAATTACTGGAGCATCAGGTAACTGGAGTGCAAGTACTAACGTTCTTGATGTTGACGGTTTAACAACTGAAACTGCAGATTTTGAAGCATCTGAGAATGACGCTTGGTACTACGCATTATTCCCATACGCAAGTGACGAATATACAGGTGTCGGTTTTGGTTTAATCGTTACAGGTTTAACCGCGGGTTCAGGTAATGACTACACAGGTGAAGCGGTTGTGTACGATACAACATATACAGGTACACCCATAACGGACTATCACAATATGGTTATCGCAACTTTGCGTTCAAGAGGTATTGCAACTTATAGTAATGACAATGGCCCTGTCTATGAAGTATCAGGTTTAACAGATTTAACTATAAACGCTGAAGGAGTGTATTCAGGTATCACTAATAATCCTTTTGAAAAGTTTCAGTTATCGGGTGTCACAAAAGATTCCGAAACATTTACTTTTGATACATCATTTAAATTAAGTGACCCTAACTTCGTAAGTAAGGTATTAGGTCAGTCTAACTTCGGTAAGGACAGAAATGATGTACCTATAATGGTAGAAGAAATCTACTATAATTTATTAAATACAGGTTATAGAGAAGGTAAGATTAGAGGTTTAAATAGTGACTTACTATCATTCAATAGTGCTAGGGAGGACAATGATAATACAGGAATCGGGTGGTACTTGGACAGATACCAAACACCTGACACACCATATGTTGTATCTGAATTAAGAGGTAATGAAGTATTTAATCTGTTTAAGTTTATTTCAATTTCAGACGGTAATGGTGCTAATACAGAGATAAAATTATCTATCGCAAATATATCATTCAATAATCTTACTTTTGATATTTTAGTAAGAGACTTCTTTGATACTGACTCAAGTCCTGTAGTATTGGAAAAATTCACAAACTGTACTATGGACCCAAGTCTAAACAGTTATGTGGCTAAGAAAGTTGGTACCGCTAATGGTGACTTCGAATTAAAGTCACGTTACATTATGTTAGAAGTTAATGAAGAAGCACCTATAGATGCGTTACCTTGTGGATTTAGAGGTTACCAAACAAGACAATATAAGTCTTACAAATCACCACATTTGATATATAAAACAAAGTATAATAAGGCGGGTGAGGTATTATTTAACCCTCCTTTCGGTACTGCTAATGGTGATAACTTAACTAGAAGTTCAGGTGATAACCCAAGAAGATTTTACTTAGGTGTTTCAAATACAGTAGGTATTGACAGTAGTTTCGCACAATATAAAGGAAAACAAAATCCAACTAACTTAGGTGAAGATACTGAATCAACAAAGTGGGCGGTATTAACTAAAGGTTTCCATATGGATTCAGGCGCAACTGTTGTAACAATACCAAACCAATGGACAACATCAGGTGAGACTGCTTTCGAAGTAGGAGACGCGGCGTTTAGAAGTGAACCAAGTGATACATCACCATACTATAGATTAAACTCTCGTAAATTCACGTTGATTCCAACAGGAGGTTTTGATGGATGGGATATCTATAGAGAATATAGAACTAATGGTGACAGATATATTTTAGGTAATAGTGGTTACTTAAAAGGTCAAGCGTCAGGTTCAATTAGATTCCCAAATGCAACAGGATGGGGAGCTTTCAAAACTATTGTTGGTCCTGATAAACAAGATTGGGGTAACACAGACTATTACGCATACTTATGGGGACAGTCAACATTTGTTAACCCTGAAGCGGTAAACATAAACGTGTTTACAACACCAGGTGTTGACTATGTAAACAACTCAAATCTTGTGGAAGAGGCAATCGACATGATTGAAACGGATAGGGCAGACTCAATCTATATTTGTACTACTCCTGATTATAATATGTTTGTAAATACAACATCAAACTTCACAACTGATTTCATATACCCACAAGAGTCAACTGAAAACTTAGAGGACACAGGTATAGACTCAAACTACACAGCAACCTATTACCCTTGGATTTTAACAAGAGATAGTGTAAACAATACCCAAGTATATTTACCTCCAACCGCTGAGGTTGTTAGAAACTTAGCGTTAACTGACAACATTGCATTCCCATGGTTTGCATCTGCGGGTTATACGAGAGGTTTGGTTAATGGAATCAAAGCACGTAAGAAGTTAACACAAGACGATAGAGATATTCTTTATAAGGGTAGAATTAACCCAATCGCAACATTCTCAGATGTTGGTACAGTAATTTGGGGTAACAAGACTACTCAAATTAAAGAGTCTGCACTTGACAGAATCAACGTTAGAAGATTGTTACTACAAGCACGTAAGTTGATTTCAGCAGTTGCGGTAAGACTATTGTTCGAACAGAATGATGACCAAGTAAGACAAGAATTCTTGGATTCAGTAAACCCAATCTTAGATTCAATCAGAAGAGATAGAGGTTTGATTGACTTTAGAGTTGTCGTTCAGAACACTCCTGAGGATTTAGATAACAACCAATTAGTAGGTAAAATTTATCTAAAACCAACAAGAGCATTAGAATTTATTGATATCGAATTCTTAATCACACCAACAGGAGCATCATTCGAAGATATCTGATAATTATTAAATGGGGGTCAGTTAACCTGTCCCCCATTTTTAGCCTTTAATTAAACGTTTAATAAAAAATAAAGAAATGGAATTCAAGAAGAAAATTTTAAGAGAATCTATGGAGTTAGAAAGTAACGGTGTCGAGACGTATTCAGAAAAACCTCAAAACATCATCATGACAGAAGCTCAGTTAGAGAGACTTATTCAAAACTTAAATAAGTGATTTTATGAATTTAAAACAGATTATAAGAAAAAACCTCACCGACATTTTAGTTAAAGAGGGTATAGAAGATGGTAATCCTGACCACAAGTATTATGCTTTTGACTGGGATGATAATATTGTAACTATGCCTACACAGATAATGTTAGTGGCTGAAGACGGTCATGAGGTTGGTATGTCCACAGAAGATTTTGCTGAATATAGACAAAGAATAGGAAAGGAACCTTTTGAATACAATGGAGAACTTATTGTTGGTTATGCTGAAAATCCTTACAGAAATTTCGGTGTAGAAGGTGATAAGAGATTCATTGTAGATTCTATGTTAGCAGAACCCGGTCCATCATGGGATGATTTCGTAGAATGTATTAACGGAGGTTCTATTTTCGCTATAATAACCGCGAGAGGACATACACCGTCTGTTTTAAAAGATTCAATATACAATATGATTGTGACTAACCATAATGGTATTAATGCTCAAACATTAATCGAGAACCTTAAAAAATATCGTGACTTATCGGGTGAGGTCTTAAAAGACGACCAACTT